AGAAGGGGCCGCTTGCGGTCCATGCCTTCGTGTATTCGGTCTTCTCGCCGGTTAGGGGACCGCGGCGGAGTGTGACGAGCGCGCCGGGCTTGACATCGGACCAGGACTCGACGCGGGTCACGGCAGCTCCTTGCACTCGACCGGCGTGTGCGTCTTGATGCACTCGAGCTGCACGGCGTGCCGCTGGGCGTCGGATCGCATCGTCTGCTCGGTGTTGTACTGGCATCCCTTCACGGCGCCGAACGCGCCCACCGCAGCCACGAGCACGAAGCCAATCAGGAACTTCGTCTCGTCGTCGAACCAGCTCACGCGGCCACCGCTTTCGACGCGACCGCCATGAAAACCAGCCCTGCGTAGCGGTCGATCCGCCGCTCGGCCTCGGCCTCGTCGATTACGTGGTCGCGCAGTTCCTGGCACGTCCGGGCGATCCGGCGGGCCAGGGCGACGGCGGGGGCGAAGGGGACGCCGGCCGCGACGAAGTCGTACGCGAATTCAGGAACCGACTCGTCGGCGGTTTCCGGAGGTGTACGGGAATGCGCGCTCTCCGCGGGCGCTGCATACATGTTCGCGATCTGTGTGGACGTGCTGCGGCCCATGAGACCCACCCATTTCCTCAAACTGCCGAGAAGACGTCGCGCTGCGACTCGTTCACAGTGCCACCCATGCCCGTGAGGAGCGCGGCGTCTACTCGGCAGTTCCAGGAGATCGGCATGAGTGGCAGAGTTGATTTTCTACGACTCTGCCGCATCGTCAAGAATGTATTTTTGCCTACAGTTCGCACACTGCGCTAACTGTCGGGAAACAGTGCAGAAACCGTCAGAGAAAAAGTTTCTGGCCCCGCTTGACTTTTCTGCGCGCGCAACTAGCGCTTGCGCGTATCGCGCTCTATCCCGGCCTCGATCGCGTCGAGCGCGGGCCCGAGATCGTCCTCGCGCGCGTTCACGTAGACGAGCGTCGTCGAGAGGTTCGCGTGCCCGAGCATCTTCTGCACGGCGGTGATCTTCACGCCGCGCGCGACCGCGTTCGTCGCCGCGCTATGCCTGAGATCGTGAAGCTTCACATGCTTGAGCCCGACGGAGTCCGCCAGAACTCGGAAGTATCGCGAGAACAGGCTCATGCTGTACGGGGCGGAAGTCTCGGGGTTCGTCAAGATCCACGGCGCGCGGACGTGCCGCGGCAGAGCATCGATCGCGGATAGCAGTCGGCGCGTAGCCGGGACACTGCGCGCCTTGCCGCCTTTGCACGCGTGACCGGCGAGGTGGATCCGCCGCGCGATGTGGTCCACCCATCCGTGCTCACACAGGCGGATCTCGTTCCGCCTCATGCCGGCATCGGCGGCCGCCAAGATCACGTAGCGCATGCGCGGCTCTGCCTCTTCCAGGGGCAGCCCGATCTCTTCTTCATCCGGCGCAACCTCGCGCCTGGAATGGCTCTTGACGCGCGCGCGGTCGAGCGGGTTGTGCGGGATGCGGCCTTCGTCGACAGCCCACGTCAGCATCGTTTTTAGCGAGATCAGATGGCAGTCGACAGTCCATTCCGTCCGGCGTCGGCCGACCGCGAATTCCTCCGACAGCTTGAACGACCGGTAGTCGCTCCAATCGAGCACGCGCAAGCTCATCGCCTCGCGCCGGCCTAGCGGCGGAATCCCTGGGGCGTAGACCGTGTCGCGAATTGATCGTAGACGCCCTCCGACAACCGGCCAGCCGCGCGTGTGCTTACGAGCCGCCTCGTAGCGGTCGTAGAGTTGTGCAACCGTGATCGCGGGCGTGGCTTCGCCAGCGGCCCGGCGCTGAAGGATCTGCAGCGCTCGAGCGATGAGATCATCATCGTTCAGTGTCCTGCCCCCTGCTATGCGCTCGCCGCAATCCACGGGAGCGACATCGTTGCGTCATGCGTTTGACGCAGCAACGACTTTTTTAAGTAGTCCTATGTAGTTAGACGTTTGTTTCGGCAAACCGCATTTCGAAACCGTCAGGCTTTACCTTACGCGTCACCGACGGACGAGCTGTCCGGCTGACACTGTTTCAGTCCCGAAACCGAAGCCAATCCTGTACAAGTCGCGAAATCGACACGGGAAGAAATGGCGCCCTTCCCGTTCGCTCTCATTTCGTGACACGTGGCACGCAATCGGCCGACATCCGTGATCACTGATCTGTGCAAATCGCGACAAACCGCCGATTGCAAACGAGGCTACAAACCAGCAATTTGCCCTACGCTTTCGGCGGCATCTCCGGCGGAAACCCGAGGAACACCGGCTCCGCGGTGTCGACGTCCCTCCACAATGCCCCTCGCGAATCGATGCCGTAGAGGCTCGTCCGCGTCCGTTTGCCGTACTCGGCGTTCTCCGGGTTGACGCGCTCGTCGGGCACGGTCACGGGGGCCGCGAAGATCCACTTCGCTCTCGGTGCTGGTTTTCTGTTCGGTGTGCTCACGACTTTCCTCCCTTGTCCTCGCGGTTCATTTCTTCCCAACGCTGAAGCGTCCAGATCGCCTCAGCGACGTCCTGCTCGGCAGACTTGCCGCCGCTGCGCTGGCCCGGCACGAGTAGTTTCTTGATCGCGTGGCCGAGGTTGTGGTCGGTCACGCCGAATGCGCGCAGCACGCGGTAGACGTCGACCACGACGTGCCCGCGCTCGATGTCGGCGGCGGAGATCGGGATCTCCTTGTGGTAGACGCTGCGCTTGACCGGCGTCATCGCGGCCGCCCTTCGTCGAAGAGCGGCCACGTGCGCGGGAAGCGCTCGGCCACCAGCGCGCCGACGGCGTTCGCGTACTGCCTGATCTCCCACTGCGCGCCGGCGGTCATCCGCAGTGCCAAGAACCCGAGCCAGCCTCGGAGATTGCTCGTTGCGCGCATCCGCGAGTAGCGGCCGACGGGGAGGTGAACGCGCGCGAGCTCCTTCGGCACGCCGGCGGCCAGCGCCTCCTGATACAGAGTCTCTGCCGCCTCATACGACTCGCGCAGGCCGTCCTGGAAGTCCTCGGCATCATCAACCGTGAGCACGCGCGCGCCCGCGACGGTGCCCGCCTGCTTGTTCTTCCCGTCGCTCCCGATCATCAGCCTCTCGACGCTCGGAATGTAGTTGACGTCTGGCAAGGGCGTGTAGCGCGCGCTCATCTCGTTGTAGCCGAACGGCACGCGGTGGCGGTGCCACTCGCGGAAGACAAAGATCGGCGCCTGCACCTCGATCGTCAGGCCGGCCATCTCGAACGGTGTCTGGTGCTTGTTCTCCCAGAGGAAGCGGAGCAGCTTCTCGTCGCCGGGCGCGTCGGGCGTGCCCCAACCGAGGAAGCCCTTGGCGGTCGACATCCGCGCCGCCTCGATGATTCGCTCGTCGCTGCCCCAGTGCTCGATCGGCTCGATGTATCCGTGGTCCAAAACGGTCAGTCGGTTCATGGGGTCCATTTCCTTTCGCGCGTGGTGCGCAGGAATTTCAGTTCCTCGTCGACATCGATGTCGTGCCTGTCGGCCATCTCGATCACGTAGCGGAGCGTCGCGCGCACGACGACGAGCGGCGTCTGGCATCGTTGCCGGCGACGTTCGGGGATGCCTCGTAGCGCGTCCTCAAGCGCGCGCTCGGCCTCCTCACGCGTGGCGAACCCCGTGAACTCCTGCCCAGCGCGGCCGGGCGTGCGGAAGCGCCACGAGCTGGTCGAGCGGTGCCAGGAGAGCGTGCCGGTACCAGGGCGGCGCTTCGCCGGGCGTGGCGGCGGGGCGATGGCGTTCACCGGGCGCCTCCGCGGCTGTCACGCCAGAGCAAGTAACGCGCGAGCCGGTTGCGCAGCGCCTCGACGCTGTCGCAGTCGTGGTATCGGCACGCCTGCGGATCCTCGCGTGAGCGATTGACGGGCGACGAGTCGCAGAGCTTGCATCCCGTGCTTCGCCCGCCATCGTCCATGCCCTTCGAGTACCGGTCTCGTCGCCCGAAGATCAGCCGCATGGCTGCGGCGCGATAGGCGACCAGCTGCGTGCTCTGCATGTAGCGGGTGCGGCGCCGGCGAACGCGCTCGCGAAAGACGCCGTCCTCGTCTCCCATGAGCCTGGTCCCGTCGTACTCCCACCCGATCCGCCAGGACGTGCGTATGACCTTGGTCACGCGGACGCGCGCGGGAGCGCCGAGTGGCTGGAGAGGCCGCATCTTCATCGCCCTTCCCTCCGATCGATCTCCTCGATCCACTTCACGGCCACCGCTGCGACCTGCACGAGCTCGGTCCGCAGCTTCACCGGGTCCGTCTCGGCGAGCACTTCTGCGGTCTCCTCGTCGAACACGTGCGCGTGCGTGAGGCGCCCCTCGCGCTTGGCGCGCTCGTACGAAATGCGCGCGATCGTCTCCCACGTCTTGCGCCCGCCGCCGCCTGTGCCGTCGGGTATCTGTGACGTGCCTGGGTGCAGACGGTCCTGGCGGTCGCGCTCGGCGTCTATCGCGTCGAAGATGTGCTGACGGGCGATGATGGTCAGGGGCACGTGAACACCTCCATCGGTGCATCCGCCCGGATGTAGAGCGGATGGCCGGGCTCGCCGGTCTTCGTCATGCCGAGCGTGAACGACTTGATCCCGCACTCCTCGAAAGCCCGCTTCACGAATGCCCCGCGCGCCCGGTGCTTGCCATGGCTGCCCCACGCGCACACGACGATGTCAGCCTCCTCGGCGGCGTCGAGGATGCGTTCCAGGTTCTCCGGGTCGCCCTCGGCCTTTGGCGTCGTGTAGAGCGCGGCGGGGTCGGTCGACCGAAGCGCGAAGATGTTGCACACCTCCAGCCGCCCGCATCTCTCACGTTGCGCGAATCCTCGGCAGCGGCGGATCGTCGGGTCGTCGATTACGTCGGTCGCGGTCGACGGGTTGAGCATCACGAATAGACACGTCTTCGGCGCGAGCGACCAACGGCGCCACAGGTGATAGCGGTAGATGTCGCCGGGGCCGCCGAACGTTGCGCCCGCGTCGGCGGGGAAGAGAGAGGCCGTGGTCATCGGGTTCTCCTTTTCCACATCGCGTGCCAGATCGCCGCGATGGCGTTGCGTTGGTGATCGGCTCGGCAATGCGGCCCTTGGCACCATGGGCACAGACCGCTCGCCAGCGCCGTCTGCATGCATCGCTGGGGCGCGGTCGCAAGGCAACGGCACATCATCGCTTTGCCCTTGCCGCAATCCGGTCCACCAGGGCCATCAACTCGGGCTCGAACTCGCCGTGTTGGTCGGCTTCGTTGGCGGCTCCCCTGGCGATTGAGGCGGCGACCTTGTTCACGGCTTCATAGCAGCCCGATGGCTGCTGGTACTGCTCGCACCGGTCGAACGCGTGGGCCGCGTCGATTCGGCGCTGATAGAGCGCGCCCGCCTCGCGCGCGTCGGCGATGGCCTGGGCGACGTAGAGAACAACATCGCCGTAATCAACCGAGGTGAGATTGATCGAATGCGGACCGATGGCCTTTCGCGCAGCCGCGCGGTCGGCGTCGGTGATCTTCGCGCTCATCGGTTCCTCCTCTTCGGCGGCGCCATCCCGTACTTGTGCGCGAGCTGCGCCACGATCAACCGCGCCACGCCGTAGGCATTACCGGCGATCAGGTCGTGCGCCGAGCTGACGATCAGCGATTCGACCACACCGGCGATCGCCTCGAACTCGGCGCTGCTGTTCGAGCGGCCGGTCACCGTGTTCATCGTCCAGTCTCGCCGCTTCATCGCAACGTCCTCCCGCACCACCGGCACCACGTGCCCAGCGACTCGTGGCCGAGCAGGAAGCAGAGGAGGCGGCGGAAGAGGCGGGTCACGGGGCGCTCCGGGGGAACCCGAACGCACCGAGGAGCCCAGTGCATCGCTTGCAGAACCCGAACCACTGCGGCACCTCGCCCCCGGCGCTAGCGAGTCGTATGCACGGGCGGCACTGGCAATTGTCGGGATGTCCTTCGCGCTTCTGGCCGGGCACCATCGGCGCGTCGGGGTGCATCACCTTGACGATGTTCACCGGATCGAGACGACCGTCTCCGCAGACGGAGCAGTAGCCGACGATTGCTTCGAGCGTTGGAGGCGCAGGTATCACAGCGCCCTCTCCCTCCTCGGCCGCCCGCGCCGTGGCGGCATGTACGCGCGCATGCGGATCGCGATCAACTCGCGCGCCCGGGCGGCGCAGATGGCCTCGAGCTCGGCGACGAGGGTCGCGCAGAGGCGGGTGACGGCGGGGGAGGGGCGGGTCATTGGCCGTTCCCGGCGTGAATCTCTTCGATGCGGTCGTCGCGCATGTAGAAAGGCCCGGGCGCGGTGAACCCGCACCACTCGGCCGCCGCGACGATCTGCGGGTCGGTGAACGCCTTCCGCAGGAACCGGAATGCCACCTCGCGGTCACCGCCCGCAGTCGCTACGTAGGCGTCGAGCGTGGTCGACACGCGTCGGTGGGCGGCGTCCAGGTCGCGGCACCGCTGCCAGTCGGCCCACATGCCCTTGAGCGCCTCGTCCTCCTTGGATTTCTCCTTGACCCACTCCTCCTCGCGCTTGGAGTTGGCGGCGCGGATCGCGGCTCTCTTCTCCAGATCGGAGCGCGTCTTCGCGAAGTCGTGCTCATCGAGCATTTCGGTCATGACGACTTGAGGGTCCAGCGCGAAGGATCCGAGCAGCCGCGCTACGTCGCACCGTTGCGCCCAGTCTTCGTTCAGGCGCTCCTCTTTCGCGAGCCACGGGTCTAGCTTCAGAACGGCCCTCGCGTCGTCGATCGAATGGAAGAGCAGCGGCAGGCGCTCGCGGGCGTAGGGCGCCTTGACCTCGATCTGGTAGAAGGTCTTCTTCCCCGGCTCGAAGACCACCGGCTCGGGCTCGCGCACCAGCGGCCCGACCTGCAGCACCCCGAGCCGCATCAACTCGGCGGCAACGAATCGATCGACGTCCTCACTCGCCAGGGCGGCACGTTCCTTCTCGCTCAGGTCCCAATACGTCTTGAAAGCCATGTTCTCGGTCTCCTCGAATCTCTCGGTCTCGTCCCGCCCGACCGTCGCAGACCATTCCACGGCGGTCGGGCTGGACGGTCTCATCACCAGTTCGCCGGGTCGTTCTGATCGCCGTCTGGATTCGGCGGTGGTACGGCAGAAGACGACCCGTTGCGCGCGGCAGGCGCACGCGACGACGCTTCGGTCTTGACGGCGCGGACGGTCAGCTTCGTGACCCATACTTCGCGGCCGTCAACGGTGACCGGCGTCTTGTCCTTCGCCGTCAGCTTCTCGACGTCCGGCGTCCCCGTGACCTCGACGATCGCGCCGACCGTCAGGCAGCCGATCTCGTTCACGACTTCCTTGAACGCGCGGAAGTCCAGCTTCTTGCCGCGCCCATCGGCGAACACGTCGAGCGTGAGCGTCGCGAACGTGCCGGCGGGATTCGTCCAGCGGCGAACGACCGAGCCGCACACCCGGAAGCCAGCGCCCTGCGCGAAGCTCATGTCTCACCCATCTCTTCGATCGAGATCAGGCCGAGCGTCGCGCCTGGGTACACACGGCGCGCGAGCTTCGCCCCGGCGGACTTGACGAGCATGTCTTCAGGGTTCTTGCGCCAGCCGGTCTTTTCCTTGATTAGCAAACCGGCCAGTTCGGCCTGCTCGATCGTGAACGTCACCCGCGTCGCTTTCGGGTTGCGCCTGTGCTTCGTCTCCCACGTCGCCGACTTCGCCGAGGCTTCGACCGGGTAGAAATACTCGCAGTTGGGATCGGCCTCCGCGAGATGGATGATCAGATAGGCGTAGGGATACGGCTTGCCGTCGATGATGTGGAACACGTCCAGCGCCGCCGCTGAGGTGATGCCCATCGACCGGCCGCGGATGATCGTCGCAAGCACCGATTCCCACGTCGGGAACTTCGTGTAGATCCGCGAGTTGAAGAGGTGCTTGGCGAGCGTCACCGCACCGCCCGGGTCCCGCGGCTCCAGCGCGCGCTCGAACTCGACGGGCTGCGCCGGGATGACGGTCAGCTGCGTCGGCTGTCCCTGCGTCGGCGTAGGATCCTCTTTGACCTCTACGCGCTCAGCCTTCACGTCGGGCGCTGGCGTCGTCTGCGCCGCGTCGGTCTGCGGGCCCGGTCCCCTGCTGATCGGAATGTCGTCGCTGTCCATCTCGTCGTTCTCCTCTGTTTGCACAAGCGGTTTCTTTTCGCGGGTCGCGTAGATTTCGCGGAAGTCGAACGGCACGTTCCGGTCAAGCTCGACCAGCTTCCGCGCTAGCCGCACGTCGGCTTCGGCAAGATCGATGTCCGTAACGAACTTCGCCACCTCTTTGCCTTTGTTCTTTGAGCCAACAGCCTTGGGATCGGCGCTGATCTGAACGTAGAGCGCATTCAGGTTACCGAAGCGGCTGAGCACATCGGTTGCCGTCTTGGCGCCGACGTCTGGCGCACCCTTGATGCCGTCGCTCGGATCGCCGACGAGCGCGAGCCAGTCGCCGAGCTGCTCAGGCCGCACGCCGAACTTAGCGACCATCGCCGCTTCGTCCCATGTCGACCAATCGTGCGTGCGCATTTGCGTCACGCCGGGCCGCAAGAGCTGCAGAAGGTCCTTGTCAGCCGAGCAGATCAGGACCTCGTGCCCCATGGCCAGCGCAGCCTCGGTCGCCGTCGCAATGACGTCGTCGGCCTCGTAGCCATCGGCGCCCCAGAGCAGGAAGCCGTCATCGCGGAGCCGTTCCTTGACCCGGTCCAACGTCGCATAGAAGTCGTTGCCGAGCTTCTCGCGCTGCGCTTTGTACGTCGGGGCCAACTCCTTGCGCCACGACTTGCGCGAGTCAATGCAAACCGCGACGAGCGCGCCCGGATGCATGTTGGCGCACCGCCAGACGTTGTCGACGGTGCCCTGAAACGCGACGCTGAGCGGACCGTTCTCGTTCGCGCGCCACGCAGGATGAAACAGCGACGACAGATCGATCAGGACGACGCGACGTGATTCTGACGGCACTGGTGATGCGCTCATGACCGCCCCCGCGCGCTCATGAGCCCCGGGATGTCGAGCGCGGCGAGCCCGGCCCGCGTCGCGTCTTCTTCGGCCGCCGTCGGGTGCGGGATCATCATGAACATGCCCATCAGCGCAACCAGCACATGGCTGGCGACCTCGCCGCGGTCTGACTCGGGGATTCGGGTCAGCTCGGCTTCGATGAGCGCGTGGGCGCGCGCGATGGCTTTGGCGGTCACTGCGACACCGCCGTGCGATTTGTCGCGCGCATGTCGGCCTCGACGATCTTCTTGAACCGCTCGGTCGACGACTTGGTCGGCTCTCCGTTCATGCCCTGACAGAGCGTGCACTTCACAGCGCCGCCAGCCGTCAAGATGAGAGTCGCAATTGCCAACTGAACGTTGTGCTCATCAAGCGGACCAGCCGCCATCGCCCTGCCGCACGTGTCGCAAACATCGACCAAGTAAGTGCTCATTCGCCCCTCGCTTTCACGCTCTCCACATTCGCCATTTGCCCGCCGCCTACCAGCGAAACCGTCGAACGCAGCGAATTCGTTGCCAAAGCCGGCAGCGTGCATTGCGTGCATTGTTTGCAACCGACGATTTCCTCGCGCCACTTCCAGGTGATCACGCTGAAGTCCTCGCCCGTCTCGAACGCGGCCCGCGCAGCGGCGTCGCGCAGTTCGCGGACCGCCACGTAGATCAGTGCCAGCAACGTCATCCCGCGAGAGTCGGCGAACGCGAGCCAGCGATACCACATGGCCGGATTGCGCTCGAACAGTCGATTCGAGATGGTAACCGCCGCCTCGTGTGTCATCGGTTTCTCCGCGGCATCAGAGCCCTCACGTTGCGAATTACCTCCTCGATCGATGCCGCGCCCCACCCGCACTGGTAGCCGAGCACGAAGCGGAAGCGCTCGATGACGATCAGCGCCTCGCGACCGAGAGGGACGGGCAGTTCCGCGGGCACGGGAGTCGGATCGCCGCGCGTTCCCTCGGTAAGCTCGAGCAGCAAGGCCGGTGGCGTCGTCGCGGTCGGCTCCTCCCCGTCGTCAACGATCAGTATCTGATCGGTGTCATCCGCCTCCAGCGCCGCCACAAACGCCCCGGCCTGCTGCTCCCGAATCATGCGTCGATCTCCTCGGTGATTTCGATGCTCGATCGCTCGACGGGGATGCCGTACCGCCGTTGAATCAGCTCGCGAACCTGCACGCCGAGGAGATGTCCCTCGGTGTAGAGCCGATCATCGCGCGCGAGGTTGCGCCGCCCGCACGCACCATCCTCGATCCCCTCATGGAACTCTGGCCGCGACTGGAACACGTGCGCGAGCGCGCGGTCCTCGTCGACGAGCGGTGGCTGAGTGGCGAGGAGAACCGCCCCGAGCGGCGAGATCTCCTTCGCCATCGGGTCGATCTCCCAGAGCGGCGCTTCGCTCGACGTGCAGACCACGCCGAGCATGTCGGAGTCTAGAGAGATCGTGAGACCGACGGCGATCGCCGCGTTCACGCTATCGGTGAGGATCTGTGCTGCGGTGCCCATTTAGCAACCCGGGCAGCTGTAGACCGCAACGTCGGTCTCGCCCGGCGGGATGAGCCCGGGGTACTGAGAGCTCGTTACCAGGCAATCGCTTGCGACGGGGCCATCGGGGTTCATCAGGCTGTGCCCGAACGAATCGTGCATGACCACCGTGCGGTAGCCAGAGCCGTCGATCGGCGCCGCCGCCCCTGAGCAGTAGCAGATCGAATTGATGCCGGGGGTCGTCGGGCAGTTCAGCGTGTAGCCCAGCACCACCGTGCGCGCGACGAACGGCAGATGGTTGACCGAGAATGAGATGTTGTTGAAGCTGCTGATGTCGCTTCCCGGCTGACCCCGGCACGGGTCATCGGTCGGACCCGAGATCGCTCCCTTGCATGCATAGCCGCTGGTCTGCCCCAGGTCGCGATTGGACAGGATGATCCACTGGGTCGCAACGTCAGGCATGGAAGCATAGCCAGGATGGGTCGCAGTTCTAAAGTCGCCGATGAACCGCTGTCCGTTGCCATTCGCGTCCCAGACGTCAGCCACGCCCACGGGCGGCACGGTGCTGGGGCTCGAGTTCGCCGGCGCGACAAACGGCCCATGGCCGCCGCCGACAGCATCGACGTAGAGCGGCTCGGACACCTTGCCGACGGTCTCGGGCGTTTCGGAACAGGCTGCGGTCGCGGTCAGAACGGTGATCAGGAACAGTGCTTTTCGTTTCATTGGGTCTCCTCTTGACAGGGAGACCTGCGCGCACGTATGACCGCCGGTTGATGGGGCCGGGCTGTCCTGCGCGAGCAGGTCGGTTGCGGTTCTCGGCCCCGTCCCTCGCTCCAACGGGGGACGGGGCATTTACTAAAAACGCCGGTCCTACTTGACTGACCTCCATTTCTTTCGGTTGCAGATTTCGCTGACTAGGTTGTGCGTGACTCCGAATTGACGGCCAAGCGCATAAGTGCTGAGTCCGTCAGCACGAAGCTTCCTGATTTTGACGACTTGCTCAGGTAGCAACTTGAATCCGCGGCGTCCGTTCTCGATCGTTCGTCTTCCTTTGGCTATCGCATCGGCCATGTTGTCGGCGTCGGTACCAAGGAATAGGTGATGCGGGTTCACGCAGGGCGGGTTGTCGCATTTGTGAAGCGCGAGCAGACCCTTCGGAATCGGGCCATTGACCAATTCCCATGCAGCTCGATGCGCGCGGTAGTTGGTTCCTCGCAGATAGATCCGTCCATACCCGCCAGACTTTGACCGCGAACCGGGCCATTCCAGGCATCTATCTAGACCGGCACCTTCGACAAGGCGGCGCAACATAACCATCGACTGCGATCGTTTGCCGCCACGGATTTCTTCACGGTCGGTCAGTTCAGATCGAAGGCGTATGACTTCGGCGCGTAACTCATCGGGCGTCATCTGATCGATCGGAACAGACATCACGCCGTCTCCCGGACCGCGTCGCACAGCAGCGACCACGTGAGGTTGCTCGGCGCCTTGACGCCCGCCGCGCGCGCCCACCGCTCGCGCTGAGCCGGCGTGAACGCCGAGAGCGTCATCGCGAGCCGCCATGCCTGCGACTTCGTCACGGGCGCCGGGACGAGGGCGATCAGCTTTCGGACTTTTCTCGCCCTCGCAATGTATTCGTGGACGGACATCAGACCACCTCCTCTCGAATCACCGCGACGTGATACCCGTCGCGCTCCTCGATCGTCATCCTCTCGGGCTTGGTCGGAGCCTCGTCGACCGCGACCGGCACGCCGTCAGACGGGCAGTCGCACGCCGCGATCCTTAGGCCGCCCATCGACGGGGCAGGTCGCACGCCATCGGTGCACCCGCCGCAGGTGCCGCAGGTTGGCGGGAGACCGCCATGGCCCGCCGCCTCCGCCGCCCGGCACTCCGCGCACGCCTGGACGACCCGGCCCGAGACGAGCGTCAGCGGGCCGCGCGTGTCGGGGTCGGACTTGCGACCGCACTCGGAGCAGCCGCACGAGGTGCAGAGGTCGCCACAGTCGCAGTCGAAGTAATCGGGGCGGTTCGTGTTGGGCATGGTTCAAAGGTACTCTCTTTCAATTCCCTTTCAAGTGGAAAAGAACCGCCCCTTGCATTTTTCTCTCTCAGCGGCTATTCATCTACCAATGGCACGAGCGGCTACAGAAGAAGGCGATATCAAGGTGACCCCCGAGGTCTACGAAAAACGCGCCTTCATCAAGGCGGCTGCGCTGGCTCGGCAGAGCTTGACGCAGTGGATGATTCAGGCGGCGATTGAGCGGGCAGAGCGCCAGGGCGTGGCCGTCGAAAAGCCGCGGGGGCGCCGGTGAACAAGCCCACGCCACCGGCCGCCATCTTCGACGGCATCAAGATCAGCAATCGTCAACTGGGTGCCGAGGCTGCGCGCAGCGATCATCGTATCGGCGAGCTGCAGTGGAACGGAACGCGCTGGCGCGAGGGAACACGTATCGGCGAGAGGTCGGAAGAGGCGACGGGCAGCGTCTACCCCGAGGAATGGATCGCGGGATACCTAACTGAGGCGGATCGGATGATCAAGAACATCGACGGTGAGCCATGACGAAGCACAGTCCGGGACCGTGGAAGTGGAAACGCAACCAGTACGACGAGGACGCTCCCGTAAGCGGGATGTCGACCGTCGGATACCCCGCCTTGCTGGACGCTGAACGCAAGAGCATCGTCGCGGTTGATCCCGGTAGTCGAGACAGTGGCAGCGATGGGAGAAGTTTCCAAGGCAGCTCGCTCTGGCTGACGCCAGCAGACGCCCGCCTCATCGCCGCCGCACCCGAGATGCTGGAGGCGTTGCGCGCGGCGGCGACCGGTCCCTATTCCGACGGTTGCCCGCTATGCGGCGGTGGAGACGGCACCCACAGCATCGAGATCGTCACACGAGAGATAGAACCAGACGAGACCGGCGCTTACATGGAAACGGGCCGGTTCCCTTGCCGTATTGGCGCCCTGCTCGCCTGCATCGACGGTGAGACGTGAGCTACGCGCGCCGCAATGAAGAGTCCGATGTCTACGTCTACGACACCGGCGAGGACATCAACTGTCAGTGGTGCATACTCGGCGAGGACTTCTTCGGCGACAGGTCGGCCATGATCGAACACCTAAGACTGCATCAGGCAGTCGGGCACAAGGTGCCACAGGCAGCATTCGATCGTCTGCTGGCCGAACTGACTGGGCTAATCCCGACGGCGTCCGAGGAGATCGAGATGCTCACAACCGGCACGCACCCCGATTTTCAGGGGCCGTCAGCCGCACAGATCAGAGAAGAGATTGAACTCAGAAAGAAGACGTTGTCGTGAAACCCGGCGAGCGCTTGTTCGTGGTCGGCCGCCCAGTCGTGTGCGAGAACGGCGTGGTCCGTACCGGCGACTACTCCCAGGCGCAGAAGTCGGTCGCGCTATGCGAAGAGATGCTGGCGAAGTGCGAGACGGCTGAGCAGAGAGAATACTGGACGGGAATGCTCGAGGCTGCGCGGCGGATGTTGCAGGGATATGGCGACTAAGCATCGTGGTCACGGCATCGACGGTGAGACGTGACCGCCTTTCGGTTCACGCTGTCATACGACGGGAAAGGCAACTTTACGGCGACCGCCGAGCCGGTCACGCCGACGCCTGATCGCGTGAAGGAACCGCATGAGTTCATACAGTGTTCAGATGAGGAGTGTTGCTGCTGTCGGGCTATTCTGGCCGACGGCGAGGTGTGCTACGGCGCCGAAGATGACCCGGAACATGGCTAGACCATGAGCGATGATTCCCGTCCCGTTTGGTGGCTGTCGTTCTGCGATCCTGGCCGACCGGCGGGAACGCAGTTCATTGGCGTCGCGCTCGTCGCGCCAGCCGTCGACGACTTCGTGGTCGCCGTAATGGAGGCGACCCGCGCCGGCTGCAACCCCGGCGGCGAGGTCCAGGGACGCCCGCATGCGCCGATGAAGTACTGGCCGAAGGAGTCGCTCGGCAAGCTCCTCACGAAGGAAGAGGCGTACGCGGCCGAAGCTGCGGCGAAGGCGAAGTACGAGGCCCAGCTGAATTCAGGCGACGCGAACGTAGCCGGCTAGCCGACGCGCCTGCGGAAACGGGAAGCCCCGCTCGACCACCGCGTTACCTTCGCGGCTGCCTTCGAGGTTCGTGTTCCCACTGATCGCCTCGATGCTGGCCAGCTCGCCGCCGACGCGAGTCACGCCTGTGACGATGCCGACGTGGCCGAGCCCGGCGCCGTGGTCCCAGACGACGAGGCAACCGGTCTCAGGCTCGGCGATGACCAGATCGGGGTTCAGGTCGAGCAAGCGCAGCGCGCCCGCTGAGTAGCGCATCGTCAGGACGAGTCCCGTCGCGCGTGCGGCCTCGTGGACCTGCGCGCAGGCGAAAGCAGCACACCAGCTCGCGGGCGTGGTGATTCCGCGCTCGGCCAGCCACTCGCGAATCTCGGGCCCATCGTTTGGCCCGTCGGTCTCTAGACTCCTGCCGGTGGCATAGCGGCGCGCGTTCGCAATGACGAGCTCGGCGAGGCCGGGCGGGGCGGGGATCATGGCCGCACTGCGTCCGAATCGACATCGTCCTGAAGATCGTCCGCGTAGTTTTCGAAGGGCG